CCATCCCAGCCACGCTGCCAGCGTGCAGGGTATCGTAATGGGAACCTGATCCACGACCTGGGCCTGGAAGATCATCATCGTATGCCCACGGGGGATCAGCCATCACAGTCCGGTATTTACCGTTCGGGATAGGGGGCAGTTCCGGGAACTGTAGGTAATCAGTTTCAGACATTGAAGATCACCGCATCCCTTCCAGGAATTCCATCAGTGCCTGGCGTTCCTCGGAATCTTCAGGCAGATCCAAGCGTAGATCTACCTGAATCGTTCCTGATTCCGATGCTGGATTGAAGCCATCGTGTGGCCTGCCGCTGGGGACTGGTTCCCAGTTCATCTGGAAATCATCGACAGCGATGCGTTCACCTGCCACCTGTATCATCGGCGTTCCCTCGAAGGCCCCCAGATACAGGTTCAGGCCAGGGGGGTGCGTGATTTCTGCATCCTGATCGGATTCGAGGAAGGCCCCGTTCTGCACCAGCCAGTGTTCCACTTCCTGCCACGCTTGGCGGGTGCTTTCCCGTTCGGTTGATAACTGCTTTCGCCTGGATTCGATCATCAGTCCCTGGGCCATTTCACCTTCCCTGAAGCCGTTTCGGTATCCCAGCAGGAACGCCTGTTCCTGGATTTTCTGGTTATACCGCTGAAGCCGTTCGCTAATCCCGCTTAGTTCATCCTGCTGTGGTGCAGGGGGTAGTTCCACTTCCTGTTCATCGGGTTCTGTATCTGGTTCATCCATCACAGCATCACCTGTATTTCCTCGGGATCTTCGCTGTAACAGTCGTTCAGCAGGTGAAACAGTCCGTGCATCTGTGACAGTGCGTTATCCATCCTACCGGCCACGGTGGTTTCGAGGATCAACACGGGAACGTATCCATCATCACGGGGAACGCCGAACATCTGGCCAATGATTACCGCGTCGTTTTCGATCCTGGCCAGCAGATTCAGCGGGATGGCTGCCAGGCCCAGGGATTCAAACACCATCGGCTTCAGTCGTTCGGCGTAATTCTTCACCACCGCTGGCTGCACCTGCCGAATCGTATCTGGATCCAGGTGATCCAGTTCTTCCTGCACATCCACTGGGATGGTATCTTCATCCAGCACGGGCTTCCCCAGTTCCTGCCAAACCGCCATCGCATCTTCCACAACATCGGAATCTACAGCACCGTGATCCAGCAGCCACTGATCGACGGGTTCCATGATGTGATCCTGAAGTTCTCGGGATGGCTGGCTGTTCGGGTCGCACGGTTCGTATCCATCCGCCATGTCGGTTAATTCACTGATTTCCACGCTGATCACCTTCCACAGTTCGCTTCTGGTTCGGGTTTGAATACGTTTCCGCCTGTTTCTGGATGGAAATCCCCAGGATAACCCCGGTGATGAACAGCAGAATCCCCATCAGGGCAAGCACGGCAGCTATCCCGATCATCATCGTTCATCACCGGCCTGCCTTCGGTGGTGATCCCGCTGGGCTTCCCGCTGTTCCCTGGCTTCGATAATCTTATCCGGCAGTTTCTGTTCTCGGGGGTTCGCTGCCTGCTGATCGATCCCGCCGTGATTCAGATCCACGGCAGCGTTCTGCACCGCCTGGTGCATCTGGTGGAAGGCTGGCTGCATCGCTTCGATCATTTCCTGGGTTGCTTCCCGGATCGCTTCCACCGCTGGCCGAACTGCTTCTACGTATGCTTCCAGGATGTCGGCAGGCGTGATTTCATCACCTTCCTCGAAGCCCATTTCCTGCATGATCGGGGGAAGCAGGGGCCTGCCTTCTTCATCTGTTCCTTGCAGGCTGGCGATGTGCAGGTGGGCCACCGCCAGTTCATCCAGATCTGAACCTCGGTGATCCGAATCTGGGTTTGGTGCGTTCCACGCTGGTTCCATCACCAGCTTGCCGTTCGATTCCACTACCTGATACGTGATCGGTGCGTTACTGTCGTTCATTGGTATCCTGATCTTCCTCGGTGTTCTGCATCTGATCGTATTCTTCCGCTGATACCGTTTCCCACGGTGTCGTTCGATCTTCACACGATTCGCACAGCATCACCTGGCAGCCTTCTTCTTTTTCCAGTTCGGCCTTCGCTGTGCGAAGTGCTGGGGAATCATCCGATGGATGGCCCCACCAGCAGTATCCTTCATCTGTTCCGATTTCGGCCTGCACCCGTTCTTCCACCGCCATCAGCCAGTCGTGAAATTCCTTCAGTGCATCCACAAACGGAATGATCCGATCCAGGCTGAACAGATTCCACACGGTACTGGCCTGATCACTACTGATGTGCTGCCACGGGTTCTTCAGCCGATCCAGTTCACTGAATCGATCAGCGAACGATCCACAGAAACAGTCACCAGATCGATCCAGCAGTTCCACCACGATGGATCTGGGTAGATCGTATTCCTGGATATACTGCTTCATCCACTGATCGGTTTTATCCCACAGCGGGGCCTTCCAGATAAATCGATCCACTTCCTGGGTTTCCCCAGTCACCGTTCGCATACGCTTTTCCGATTCCCGCTTTCGCACACCCGTAACCAGATCTGGCTTCCTGGCTGGGTTGTTCTTCGCTGCCTGGCGGAAGGCCCGTTCTTTGAACCACCGGAACGCAATGCTGTGGGCTGCATTTCCGGGGAATCCGTATGGATCCCCGTTCCGGGTGGACAGTGCGAATTCTTCGAGCGTTTTCGGGGAATCGATGATCCGAAGGGGCCAGTGATACGCTTCGCACACGTCCCGAACGAACTGGGTGTTCTCGGGGATGGCGGTAAGCGTATTGGCGTGCAGGATCACATCGGCCAGATCCTGTTCCATCGCATGGTGGCAGGCCACCAGGCTGTCGTACCCACCGCTGAACAGTGCGAATCGAAGATTCTCGGTCGTTTCCCTGGCTTCCTCGAAGGCAGCCTGGGGATCGAACGGTTCAGGCTTCGGTGGTTCCCAGGCGGTGGGTGTGACTGATTCCAGCACTGGCGTTTCCCTGAACTGTCGGGGGGTTTGGATTTCGGCCATCGTTATGCCTGATATTCAGCCGGATTTGCGTTCCCCTGCTGGATCTGGTAATCCACGTGGGAACGAACCCGATCCTGAATCTGTTCTTGTATCGTTTCGAGATTCCAGTCGGTGCGAAGCCGATACGTCAGAAACAGGTTCAGCACGTGGCCGTGGCACAGTTCGGGAACACACCAGCAGGCCACGGGCCTGCCGTGGCACCGCCATACGGCTTCCCTGAACTTCTGATCTTGTTGCACCTGTTCCACCAGGTGTTCGGCGTATTTCAGCACCGATTCCAGCCTGCCGTGATCCTGCACGCTGAACGGGTTGTGCAGGCTTGATTCCGACAGATCGTAATGATCGTTCGATCTGCCGATATACACCGCTGGGCCATCGTGAACATCAGCGAATTCACTGGGCTTGCCGTTCACCAGCACCACCGCTTTGGATTTCTGGATCTTCCTGGGTTCAGCCTGAAGATCCCAGGATGGAATTCGAGGATCCCATTGTTCGCTGATCATCGTGAAAGCACCTGCATGGTGATTGTGCCGCTGATGGCCAGGAACACCAGCATGAACAGGCCGGTTCCAATGAAGCCAACAGCGTTCGGGCCTGGATACATCACCACACCGCTGATCAGCAGGCCCACGCTGGTTGCTGATACCACCAGGATGAACAGGAACTTCAGGGTGAAGGTGATGAAGCCCATACCGCTGGATCGGTTATGTGACATCATCTAACACCTTCCCGCTGCTTTCATCGGGGATCTTCCAGTGCTGGCCTGTATCCACCAGATCTTCGAGGTAGAAGAACGTGTGTGGATACTGGGTGTTTTTGATCTGCACAGCCAGCAGGCTGGTGCCACCAGTCATTTGCTGGATCCGGCGTAACTGATCCCGTTCCTGATCTTCGATGTAAACAGGCCAGTCGGCCTGGTGCTTTTCTTCGATCAGCAGCACCAGCGGTGTGTGGCCGTCATATTGGCTGATTTCCGCATCATCACGGATGGCCACGATGTCGGCCTGATCGATGTTTTCCTCGGTTTCGACATCCATCACACCGTGGCCGCTGCTGGGTGCCTTCTGGGTGTAAAACCGATTCTGATGCAGGAACTGCTGAAGTTCCTTTTCGCTATAATTCGACATTGATGTTCACCCCGTCTTTCATCACCCGACTGCACAGCCCCAGGTGACTTTTTCTGTCGATGCTGAAGGTGATGGTGTGGTATTTCCCTGGTTTCACCGGATCACCATCGTTCGGTTCATCGGCTGTTACCGTGGCGGATGTCACCAGAACCACTGGGTCACCATCTTCAGTTTCGCTTTCGTACAGGATGATATACTGGTGTTTCAGGGATTCCGTTTTGTCGGTGTGAACCCAGTAAAATTCCCCATCATCCACCAGGGTGGTGAATACCATCGTTCCCTTCCGGGATACTTCATTCCCAGATCGGGAAGATAGATAATATACCTTCACATCATCACCAGGATCCAGCGTGGTGATTTCGGGTGGTCCGTAATCAACCATCAGAACCACCCGCCATCAGGCCGTTTTTCCTCGGCTTCGGTGGGTTGAACCCTGGGTTTATCCGTGCCATCCACGTATGCAGATAGCCGACAGCCCCAGGATGCTGGCAGATTTATCCAGCGTTCCCCACGCTGCTTCCGGCCTTCATCGGCAGTGTATCGTTCGCCGTGATCCAGATACGCATCTGGATTGAACACCAGCGCATCACCTGGCCACCGCCGGGTCCCGATGCGGATCAGCAGCATCGCTTCCTGTTTCGCTGCTTTCGTCGCCAGCCGATCCATAATCCCGATCTTTTCGTTTCGGGGAATCTGCTTCAGTGCTGAAACCCACCAGCGGGTTTCCTCGAAGCCACATCTGAAGCCGATATTCTTCCCGTTCCTGGGATCTTCATCCCAGCGTTCGATTCTGATCCCCTTCGCTTTCAGGGATTCTGCTGTTTCGTTCAGTAATGAAGCCATTTGCCGATCACCTTTCGTGTGGATCTGTATATCGGCCAGATCCAGGCCGAACCGTTCCACCAGGCAGCCGCTGCCACCTGATGGATTTCCGGTTTGGAAGGGGATTCAACCCCCTTCCGCTTCCTCGAATGAATAACCGATCCGATTCAGTTCGTGTTCGATTCGCCTGATGGTGGTTTCTTCACTCGAAAGGATGCTGCACCCGAACGATGGGGTGATCACTGCATCCAGCCAGCCACGATATGTGATTTTCGCCTGGCCAGGTTCCAGCACCAGTTCCCACGTTCCTTCACCACGGCTGTTCTGCACCTGAATCTGGATGGGTTCATTTCCACCGTTCATGTGCAGTTCTCGGTGGTCCCCCAGCGGCTGCTGGAATAGGCCGTGATCGATCAGCAGCGGGATCACCTGCTGGGGATCTTCATCTTCCTCGAAGCCCAGCACACTGTTCCGGCTGATCCGAAGCTGTGCATCAGCCAGTTCCACCGTTCGCTTCCACGCCAGTGGGTGGGCCATCAGTTATCACCGAATATCAGCCCGATTCCCTGCCTGATACGGTGTTTTCGGTGTTTTCGCCACATTTCTTCAGCGTGTGCTGCACGTACTTCTTCACGCTGCTTCTTTCGCTGATATTCGCGGGTTTCTTCCTTTGGGATCCAGCCACGGCCTTTCACGTACACCTGTCCCCTTCGGTCTGGCCGAAGTGATACTGGAACCACCATCAGCCATCACCTTCCTCGGGAACGTCCCCGATGTCCACAGATTCATCCACGTGCTGGGCTGCACGGATCTGGCGGGAATCCCGAACCAGATCCCAGCCCCGATCCGTGAACTTCACCACTTCCATCCCCCCGTGATTCACGGAAAGATGGCGTTCCGTCACATCCAGAATTCCAGCAGCACCGAACAGTTTCAGGTTCTGCTGATCATGGTAGTTCATCTGTTCCAGATCTAGTTCACCCCCCTGATCCACCAGGCGGGCTTCCACATACATCAGCGTGGAACGTTCACCCTGGGAAAGATCGGCTGCCGACAGCACTTCTTCACAGTCGTGCTGCATCAGGCCGATGATGTTCAGGGGATCACCGCACGTGGTGCAGGTGTATTCCCCGCCAGTCTGCACCCCTTCAGCCATCTGAATCACCTTCATCTGGATCCACCAGGGTGAAGTTCTGTTCTTCTTCGATTCCGAGGTTTTCCTTCACATCCAGTTCTTCCAGGGTTTTCCTGGCCGACATCGTGGCTTCATCGGCAGCGTGGAACGATTCCACGAAATCTTCCCAGGAATCGAATCCCTGCTGCTTCAGTGCGAAGGCCAGGATTTCCTGATCATCTTCCACTTCCGAGTGTGCGAACTGTGCCAGCCAGTTCAGGAAGGCACCGTTCGCTGCTGAACGCATCGTGCCCTTTTCGCCATCGCTTCGAGCAAAGGCCACCTGCCGAACGACATCGGTAAGGGTTTCCTCGGGTTTTACACTTCCCTGTTCGCCTGAAATCCGATCTGATTCAGTGTTGTTTTCGTTCATCGTTTATCGTATGTCCATCCGTGGATCACCATAATCAGCTTTCACATCGTGCCGCCAGAATATCCCACCACACGTTCTGCACTGCTTCAGCCACCACTTATCATATGATTCGATGGTGGTGGGATCAGCCCAGTCTGGATCTTCGGGCAGATCATCCGGCAGATCTGGGTCTGGATCCCGTGGCTTCGGTTCTGGCTTCCGTAGCTGGCTGATGCAGTCACATCCCACTTTCAGTTCATCCACACCCACGGCCAATTCGATCCGGCCAGATGCAGGATGGGCTGGGGTGGAAAGCACTTCTTCGAGCGTTCGATCATCCAGGCTAAAGGGTGGGTTTCTCGTCATTGATCAGGCCACCCCCGACATCCTGGGTTCCAGATCCGCTTCGGTTTCTATCTGGTGCAGCAGTTGATCCCCGAACCGATCCAGCCGGTTCTGCACTGCTGGGGGGAGGGTTTCGGTGCCAGGCCCATGCCTAATCAGATCACGTTCCGACATCGTGATTTCCTGCCGGTATCCCGTGGCCGGATCTTCGATCACGTATTTCCACTGCATTGAATCTGCATCTTCGACTGTGGTTAGTTCAGCACGTGCTTCGATGGCTTCACGGGCTTCATCGGTGGCTGAACGGAACTGCTGGCGAAGGAACCGATCCAGTTCTTGATCCTGATTGATCGGAAGCCGTTCGTGCCGTTCGTTCTGCCACCGATTCAGCAGCGTGTGAAGTGCATACCAACGGGCTTCAGCGCGGCTGGATCTAACCAGCAACGCCAGCACTGGATCTTCAGCGTGGGCTGGTTCCTCGAATTGATTGAACACCCAGCCTTCACCTGGATCCATCCGTGGCTGGGTGTAATCCTCGCCTCGAAGTGCCAGCCACATCAGCCTGATTCGGTTCTTCGCTTCGGCGTTCCCCACCCGCTTTAGCCAGGTGCCAGCGGCCAGGAACGCCAGGCTAATCACGAACAGGATGCTGGCCTGGATAAGATTCAGTTCGGGGATCATATTTCGCTGGGTTCGTGGATGTCGTGCAGCCGTTCCTGGATTTCTTTACGCACATCTTCCGGGTTCGGGGTGCCAGGATCGGTGATCATCACTTTCCCCAGCAGTGCATCCACGCCACGTTCTTCCACCAGATCTGGGTGTTCCTCGAAAACTTCTTCCACTGATTCCCACCAGTCGGGGTGATCCACATCCATCCCTTCGGCCAGCACACGCCTGATCCGAGGTTCGGGGATCTTCAGTTCAGCGGCCAGTTTCGGAACTTCTATTTCAGGCTTCTGGATGGTGATTTCACCTTCCACCTTTAGTTCGTTCGTTCCCAGTTCCGACTGGCTGGGTTCGGTTTTCCTGGCTTTGATCTTTTCACGCTTCCAGTCCACCACCAGCCAGTATGTGATGGTGCGTTCAGGCACCGTCACCACCTTCTACGATTCTGAACACCTTTTCTGGATGTTCTTCGGTTTGGATGGCCAGCATCCCGGCTTCCAGATCACTGTGATAATCCCCATCTTCAGGAACAACACCCAGAAGGCTCGAAGTTTCACCCAGGCCGTGTTCGGTGGTGTCCATTTTGCCTGTCGCGTTCGGGCTTCTGATGGTGAAGTCACCGACGTATCCCACCAGATAATCAGGCAGGATCAGTTCGCCATCTTCCACCACCAGCGTATCATCCACCGTGGCCGTGGGAACCTCGGGATCAGTTCCACCTTCATCTGGGTTCGGAACTTCTTCAGGATCCATCCTGATCACCCAGCATCTTCGCTTCCCAATTCTCGAAGGATGGTTCAGATAGCCGGTTATCGATCATCCGCTGCACTTCCTGATGCACCTGCCGGTGGATGTTCAGCAGCCGCTGCCGTAACGCCAGTTCGTGGTTTTCGCTGGCCAGCCGAATCCCAGGGGTGATCTGCACCCTGGTGCTGGCATACGGCTTATATGATTCGTAATCACCCGTGGAAACCGTTTCTTCGACCGAAACCGTGGCTGCCGTGGCCACCAGTTCGGCTTCCTCGGGATCTTCGGCCACTTCCACCTGAACGCCATCGGCCAGTTCGATCTGTTCAGTTTCCATCTTCATCACCGTCCTGATCCCGCTGGGGATCGAACTGCCTGGCGTGTTCGGCCAGGGATCCAGCAGGATCTTCACCGATCACATCCCGATACGACTGTCTGAATTCTTCGATGGCCTGAACTGCCGTTTCACCCTTCCCTTTGATTCGCCATTTTTCCTGATCACGGGTTCCCGTTCCTCGGGTGATTTCGGCCTGGATCGATGCACCTTCATCCGTTCGCTTCACGTGTTCGCTTTCGTTTTCTTCAGTCATGCTTTGGATTTACCTTCAGTTCCTTCCAGTCGCCAGATTTGCCCTGATCTGTGATGGGAAATCCGGCTTCCTCGAAGGCTTCTTTCGCTTCCTGTTCCACCTGTTCGGGGATCCGAACCACGCACCCATCCAGCACGGGATGGGTGTGCCAGGCCAGATCTTCACCGAACGCATCGGACAGAACTGAAATTACCGTATCACGGTGTTCCAGTGCGTTCTGCTTGCTGTTGAACATCGCCAGCACATCTGATTTCGGCCAGATGCTGCCGAACCGTTCCACCAGGCAGCCGCTGCCACCTGATGGATTTCCGGTTTATAAACCGTATGTCACGATACAGAAGAAGGCCAGCCCCTTCGAGGATCGATTACAGGCTGTTATCGATCCGTGGGGCCAGGATATACTCGAATAGACCGGCTTCGATCAGCACCGGGTGATTATCCGAAACGTGCATCGTGATCTGATCCACGTTCTTCAGCGGCTTCGATATGTCACCCATATAATCCAGACTGAACATCGCTTGCTGCACGGAATCTGGGTGCTGGTGGAATTCCAGTTCACCATCCCCTTCTTCGAGGGTGAAGGTTCCACCATCCGTATCCCCTTCAGCCACGAACTGCACCTGGCCGTCGCCTGCACGGATGGTGTGGTGATCACTGAACATATCGTTCAGATCCACTGCATCTTTGAACGATTCCCCGGATAGGGTGAACTGGGCTGGCCAGTCTAATGATGGCCGATCCGGTGGACTTCGCATCGAATCGGGGTCGATCCCGCCCACATCTGCTTCAGCCTGGGGGAAATCGAAGTGATACCGCCAGTTATGGGATTCGCTGAATTCGATCTGAACCAGATCATCAGCATCAGCGTATCCCAGCAGATCATCCAGGGTGGGCAGTTTCAGGCCGTTTTTGAACCCGCCATCCTGCACGGAATAGTGCTGAATCTGATCTGATTCCTCGGTGTTCAGATCGATGTAAACGCTGGCCACGTTCGCTGGATCCACTTCCCAGATTCGTAACCTGCCAGGCAGCCACTGGAAGTTCGCTTCACGCACCAGCGGATCCAGTGCATCCACGATGTCGGCCAGCAGTGCCTGTTCAGCGATAATCTTCATCATCGGTTCGGTTCCTTCCTCGGGTTCCTGGGCTGCTTCAGACATCCTGATCACCGTTCAGTGCATCAGGATCCACACCCAGTTCCCTTAACTGGCGTTCCCGATGGTATTCCCATGCCTGTTCTGAAAGCCGTTCAGCATCGGCCAGTTCTGCGTTCTGATTTCCTGGCATGGTTCAGATCTGATCTGGATCCAGCCCACCACGGGGTGATCTGATTCGCACTGTGGTGCCATCATCAGCCCGTGCTTTCACGGATTTGGATCTGGCCAGCGATTTCAGATCCGAAGTAAAAATCCGAACTGTCTTTTCGCCAGTCATTTTTCCACCAGGATCATCCGCTGGCCATCCCGTTCACGAACTTCCACGGTGTATGGCCCCACGTGACTGGTTCCATGATGTTCTTCGGAATTCCAGGAAAAGTTATTCGATGCAGTCACCTTCCTGTTATCGATGATTCCCAGCAGGCCACCGCCTGTTTCCTTCCCCTGATTCCAGGCGTATATGGCATCATATTCTTCCGGTGGCCGATCCACGTTCAGCCAGTTCTGGCCAGCCAGTTCCGACAGTTCGGCTTTCTGCATTTCTTCGATCTGCTGGGGTGGCACCACATCCCCCCTGGTAATGACATCATCCACTTCGGCAGCCATATCTTCCACAGCATCTTCCAGAGCTGATCCCGCTGCACTGCTGCCCGGTTCGTGGCCGGGGGTTCTGCCTTCTTCCAGATCGAAGTTATCCAGGGTTTGATGGCCTTCAGCCACATCTTCCCCTTCCCGATCTTCATCTTCTTCCCTCGGGTCCGGTTCACCTACATCCACAATATCCATCTTCCCTGCATCAGCGTAATCTTCAGCGTAGGCCGGAACCTCGCCATCGTTATCGGTGGTGAAGATGGTTCGGGTTAGGTAACTGAAGCCGATCACCCCCGGCATATCTTCACCACAGGCGTGGGGGTGGATCAGCCACGCACGGGTTCTGCCAGGCTGGATCACTGGCGGGGATTTATTCGAGTGAACCGAAATTCCCTTATTCAGCCCCAGTTCCAGCGTTTCATCGATGTAATCCCAGGGGGAATCATAGTATGATTTCCCCACACGCATCATCAGATCCTGGCTGTTCGCTGCCGTGATCTTTCCCCAGTGGGGGCCGTCGAACCCATCGGTGGCCATCCGATCCAGATGGCGGGCCAGTTCCGAACGTGGAACGGCTTCGAGGGAATCATACTGCCCTGCTTCCACGTGATTTTCCAGTGCTGATTCATGGGCTTCCTGGTGGGATTCCGACGCATCAGGCCCACCAGGATACAGCGGCTGGAAGTTCCGTTCGGTTTCCGCTGCTGCCAGGAAGTTCGTTCCGTTAATCGATTCGTATCCACGGGGCAGCGATTCTTTGAACGGAATCGGATGCAGATCCCCGTTATCATCCACGATGGCCACGAACCCAGGCAGCACACCATCGGTGCTGAACGCTGCCGGATCACATCGGATGTATGCGTTCTCGGCCTTCAGGTATCCACAGCCGCGTTCTTTGTTCTGTACCACTTCACGTTCCCCATCCTGGGCATACGAATCCCAGTTATCGGGGTTCACTGGCTTGTTAGCCATAGTTCCTTCCTCGAATCCGCTGCTGCTTACGGCAGCCGGTCGGAACCTGATTGCGGCCAGGTTCAAACCGAACCGTTCCACCAGGCGACGGGAACCACCTGGTGGATTTCCGGTTGAAATATGCCTCGGTGGGGATCACGGCCCAGCGATACCGAACCCACGCCTGAATTTCCGCTGGCAGTTCGGACAGTGGTCCGGGTTCACTAATCGATTCACCAACCGATCACAACCGAGGCAGTTCTGGATTTTGCCCTTCATCGCATCCCCCCATTTCCGCTGGTTCCTTTTCGCCGGCCACAGATCTGGCAGGTTCCGGGTTCCCGCATCGGGTTCGTGGCCAGAATGAACAGTGCCACCTTCGCCGCCTGATCGGTATCCAGTGCAACCGTTCCCCCACGCAGATGATCGATCTGAATATGATCATTCGTATCCCGTTCGGCTTCGATCCGAGGGATTTGAAGGGTGGCTTCAGCCACCATGATCATCCCCGAGGGTCCGAACCAGTTCTTCCCGGATCTGATCGATATGGATCACGCCATCGTTCGGGAATCCCAGAATCGCATCGCTGGCCGATTCCAGTTTTTCCCTGGATGCTTCAACCTGATCAACACCCCACGCGATTCCGGTACTGATGCACTGATCCAGGCCAGCACCGTGATCGAACAGTTCCTGGCTGATCGTTAGGGTGATCAGAACTGTTTCGCCTTCCTCGGTGCCACCGTGTTCCTGCTGGATTCGCTGGCCCAGTTGATCCCACAGTTCCTGTTCATCCATCTGCTGGATGTGGTTCGCTATGTCGTTCATCGTTAGAAATGTGGATCCTGCCGCTGTCTGGCGGCTTCTTTCTGGTTGCAGTTATCGCACGCCATCTGCGTCCCAGTCGATTCACCCCGATACCAGCCGTTAGGCCCCTGTGCATCGTGGCACATATTGCAGGCGTGATGCACCGTTTCACAGTCGGGGCAGGTTAGCCGGATGCAGCCCATCTGGAACCGATCTTCCAGCCGGGTCCCGAACCGATCTTCACCCCGAGGTTGCTTCACGAACTGGCCGTGTTCTTCCTCGGTTAGTTCGGTGCTGCACGTTTTCGGGTTTCCGTGTTCGTTCGTTTCAGCCAGTTCAGCGTGGCAGTGCATCGTGATGTTCCGATCTTCAGACATCCTGATCACCAGGCCAGGAATCCATTGAATCGATGTGATCGGCCACTTCCCGAATCTGTTCGATTGCATCTTTCTGCCGGATTTCACGGGCAAGCCACAAGATGTTCCGCTGGAACTGGGTGGCTTCCTCGGGTTCCATCATCGATCACCCGCCAGCCGTTCTTCCAGCACCAGCCGTGCATCGAAGCCGCTGGTGGTCTGTCCGTTCTTCCAGGCAGCCCGATACTTCCCGTGGAATCCAGATCTGTTCTGGTTCATGGTTCAGGCCACCAGCCGTTCTTCCGATTCAGCACCGTTCACGAACATCACATCCGATTCGCACACCCACGTGAAGCATCCAGGAACATCTTCACCGATCACGCTGAACACCCGTTCGCCGTGTGCATTATCATGGTGATACACTACGGATGTGACCTGTTCGTATTGGTTCCACTGGGCTTCCGATCCCCAGTCATTATCCAGGAATCGGGTTCCCACGTCGAGATATTCATCAGCCGGTTCAATCCGTTCGGGTAGTTCGTTCGCTTCCATCGTTGTATTACCTCGGTGCTGCCGTATCGTGGCAGCCATCGAATCCTGGTTTCTGGCAGGATTAGCCAGCACCGTTCCACCAGGAATTACCTGCATACAGGTGGTTCCTCGGTGGAATTCCAGTGGAAAAGGTGGGGTTTGAACCGGGGGATCCGGTTCCAGGCCCCCGCCTGATCAGTTCACCGTGATGATCCGGTGGCCACACGGCAGTTCCGCCACGTAAGCGAAACTGCCGTTCATATCGTTCAGGCTGGTAATTCCACCACTGAAGCCAGTCGAACGCCTGGCCACCGTGGTTTCCGGTTCACCGATCCGTTCCTCGGATCCAGCCGGATGTTCTTCCCCGCAGTCTGGGCAGGTGAACTTCACCGACATCACACATCACCTTCCCTGGCTTCCTCGGGATCCACTGGATCCGGGTTCACGTTCCGTTCCAGATCGAACTGGGGGAACACCATCCGCTGTTCACGGGTGTATCGATCCAGCAGATCTAACTGCACCTGGGTATCCAGTGCCTCGGTGTGATCCTCGGGAACTGATTCCGGGATATTATGGCTTCGGCCACTTTTGCATCCATCCTGGATACGATCCACGGACACAGCCACCACACGAACCAGGCCCATGTTCATCCTGATCTGTTTCCACACCACCCGAATGGATTCTGCCGCCCGATCATCTGGATCCTGGTTCAGATTCTCGGTGATCCATACATCGGGGCTGCCGCTGCTTTCGATTACCTTATCAGCGAACACCATCACAGATCACCCTGTGCCGCCTGGATCTTCGAGGGGTCCCGAACCAGCCGAAGGGTGAAACAGCCAGCGTAATCACCCGACACTCGGAATTCGAGTTTATCGATCTGCCAGGCCAGATCCATCTGGACCTGATCGATTACTTCCTGGGGGAACCGGAAGGTCCCACTGGGCTGCTTCATCCAAGTATCCCGGAAGGATTCCTGGCTATCCACGGCCACCATCCAGTAAGCCGGATCATATTCTGCCTGTTCCACCGATTCCACGCTATCATGTTCTCGAAGTTCTTCGATCATGCTGATCACCGTTCCGTAACTTCGCTGCCATCCGGCAGCACCACTTTCTGGATGTCGTTCCGTTCCTCGGGGTTGTAGTGAACCGTGATACCTTCCACTGGTTCACCCACTTCGGCTTCCGGCAGGTGCTTCAGCCAGCCACCGGCTTCGAGGAAATCGATCACCCAGTAAGGGTGTTCATCGCCATCCACATCATCAGCCCACCACGGCCTGCTGTGGGTTTCTTCACCACCGAAGGCTGCCGGATCTTCCTTGAATACCTTTACTTCGACCGTTTCGATGATTCTACTGTCGTTCATCGTTCTGATGCACACATTGCGTTTGTGCGAACGGATCCTGTATCAGCCCCAGGATCAAAGGCCACCGTCCCACCAGGCCGAAACCTGGCGGGTTTCCGGTGTAACCCGTTTCATTGTACTTCCAGCAGCCAGGGAAGAAAACACTGCCTTACGCTGGTTTCCATAGCACTGGGCCTTTCACCCAGCAGGATCTGATGTGTCCGTTCCACGCCTGATCCTCGGTTCTGGCCCATCTTCCCCCGCTGGGTTCTGAACTGCTGGCCATCCCTCGGAACAGCACGTTTCTGCCAGGGGTTCCAGCCGTTCGCCTGGGCTGAAGCCTGCTGGATCGGGGTTCCCACCACGCCAGGGTGATCTTCCCGTTCCTGCCGCCTGTTCACTGCTGCCGACTGTGGTGATCCGTGTGCTTACGGGGCAGGCCACCACAGCCGGGAAACCAGTATTGTGGCCGCTGGTTCCCGTTCGGGGGCTTCGCCCGCCTGGTTCAGTGCAGCCCAGGGATGTTCACGGGGTAGCACCGAACTGGCCAGGCCATATCTGGATGTGGTTCGTTCCTACCTGAAGGTTGCAGTGGGTGTCACTTAGTTCTTTCCCTGCCACCCTGCCACCATAACGCTGAACTAACACTGAACTAACTTCCGCAGCCTGCAAAGCAGTTCCCGAACACCTATATCCTGGTAGGCTGAAGAACCACGTGCCTGCTGGATCCGATCAGGATCCAGGGGGAAACCACCGTTCCACCAGGATGGATCTTCCATCCACGGGGAATCCCCTTCACTGCTGATTTGCTTCCTCGAAGCCACGGCTGTATGCTCGTGTGCGTAATCGATGGTGGCCCTATGGATGGCACCTTCAGAAACGAATCCGTTCAGAACGGCTGCTGGCTGCCTTAGGATCGATTCGTGCAGGTGGGTTTCAGATCACTCGGACATTATCGTATAGATTTCCATCTTCACCTTTCACCTGCCATGTTCCATCCCGTTTCTGCTTTTCGAGCGTTCCCACAACCGGGAAGGGGCCATCATCACCGGATCCACCACCACCCACACCACCAGGCGTGTTCTGTGCGAATTCATTGATGTCTGAATCTAAATCCGTTCGCATTATCCCACCGCCTGAACGGATCATATCGGCCACGTTCGGCCTTCGGATACCGAAATCAACTTCCGTTTTCGCATCGTTCGGCGTGACTCGGTATGCCACTTTCTGCACTTCATACCGATTATCATCCACCTTTTGCGGAATCCCACGGCTGGGGAAGTAGATTTCAGCGATGTCACCCGGATGAACATCCAGGATTCCTGGCCTGGGGGCTGTTCCGGTGACTGCCGTTCGGATGAAGTTTTGAAGGCCACGCTGTGCGATTTCGATGGCCTGGGCCACTGATGTGATTCTGGCACCCTTTAGCTGTTCAGCACGGATGTTTATTTCATCGATGTCGTTCACCCCGTTCTGCGGGCTGGAAGCGAACGTGGTTCCACCATCGGGGAAGGATACCGAGGTGTTAGCATCGAATGGGCTTTCAGTGCTGTATCGAAGATCACCTTTGAAGGCCCATGCCCACACGGTGATCCCGGCAGCACCCCGGACTTTCACCATGTTCCGAACGCCATCCAAATTCCGAGTTACCACAGGTTTCGTTACGTTCTGGCCTTCGATGAACGTGAATTCGCTCGAATCCTGGCGTTCATCGCCAGTGTATAGCAACAGTTCGCCTGATTGATCATCTACGTAGAAGTTCCAGGTGTTCTGCTGATCAGTGGCAGATAGGTAGGATACCAGGGTGCGAACTGCATCATACACCGAACTGTTACTGCCCACGTTCCAGAACCAATCAGTGCGAACGTAGTTGAACAGATCTGCCCGGAAGATTACTTCATTTCCAGGGGATAACTGATCGGGGATGTTAGTCTGGATTCCCGAGATTTTCACCACCCGATCAGCCGAATCGAAGGAAAGTCGCTGCTTCCTCGAATCGAACACCTGATTCACGCCGCTTCCCAGCGGCAGTTCCACTTCGGTTGTAACTTCCTGGCCTGCATCGGTTTCCCCGTATATTTCCATCACGTAATCCTGATGGGTGTTTTCATAAGAATCCCAGATGATCTGCACTTCCACGGGTTCATTCGCTATTTCCCGTTGCTCGAATTCTTCGCGGTATAGCGTTTCATCACCCGATTTATATACATCGATGGCACCGAAATCCACGTCCCGCTGGAAGTTTCCATATTCGGCCAGATACGGGCTGGGGTCATACGTGATTTCCCGGATTTCGGATGGCCCTTCATCCAGGATTCCTTCCAGTAACTCGAAGATGGTGTTTTCATCCACGTTCCCCACCATCGATGTATCTTTCATCACGCCAGTGGCCGAACGTGCATCCACCGTCACGATGGGTTTCTGTGCATCATCATCTACGTTATCCACCCAGCCGGTGAATTCCACGCTGTCGTTCCCATCATCCAGCGTTATCTGGATCTGATACTGTTCTTCCAGTGCGTGGGGGGTTTCCGACGTATCCAGGATTACCGTGGCCTGGTTCCCTTCTTCATTTCGTTCCAGCACCACTTCGATTGCATCATCCGACACATCCCCTTCGGGTTGGATAGATACATCCCAGCCGATGGAAAAGTAATCAGGCATGGTTCAAAACCCCGTTCAGCCCATCGATAATGTCCACGTCACTTCCAGTTCCTGCCCACTGGATTTGTCGATGGCAGGTGATACCACCGTTCTGTTCAGCATATCATCTTCAGATGAATCCGCGTTCGCTTCGCTGCCTGCCATCCCGAATAGCCCGGCTTCAGCGATGGTTACATTCGCCTGATTTCCAGCAAACAACCAGTTGCCAGTAAGATCCACTGCACCCGCATCCAGGCTGTATTCCCCGCTGTTCGTGTTCGGATCCAGTTCCACACGTTCCGATTCAGACAGTAGCCCATCCTGGGAATCCTGAATGGCCGATCCATCCGTTCCCACGGCCAGCCATCGGAACGGATGCTGGATATATTCCACATCCACAGATATGTTATCGGTGGAATTGCTGGGGGCTGCATCAAAGTGGATTTCCCCGTTCCAGTAATCCACCGAAAAATCAGTGTGTTCTGCCTGCGCGTTCCCATCCACAGTTACGTTCGATATGGAATAAACAGGATAATACGGTGGGTTTAGATTGAATACGGTGGTGGATCCATCCCCGCTGAAGGTGATCCCGGTTTGTTCTTCCGGTAGATCACCCAGAACGCGAAGGATCTGAAGCCTGCCGACATCCACCAGGCTGTTCAATTCCCGCTGTTCCACCACGCTGCCATCAGGATCCTTCAGTCGAAACGTGAACGTTCCTCGAAGCGATACGGAAGTTTCCATGAAATTGGGTGATTCCATGCGTGGTTAAACGGCCTTCACGCTGGTTTCCACGGTGCTTACAGGATCATCACTTCATCACCGATGGCTGTTTCACCGGATTCGGACATAGCCAATTCATCTTCCACCAGAACGCACAGATCCCCTTCCTCGGGTTCACCAGCACCCACCACTGGGAAGATCGGATCTACCACAATATCCTTACTATCCTCGAAGCCAGCGTTCAGGGGATCCTGATCATCCACCGTTTCCCAGGCCACATCCCAGCCGCTGTATCCCGAATCAGCCCGAACGATGAAATCATCATACTGGTTCTTCAGGGTGCGAATCGTTCCTTCACCCTCGGATAAGGGGGTGGATGGTGACAGCGAACCTTTGGCCACCAACCAGTTCGCTTCCGTGATTAGGTTCCCTTCCGTATCCACCACACGCACATCTGTCTGTGCGAACGATCCAGCCGGGATATAGGTGCCTGATATGACATCGGCCACCACCCGCCCATTCCTGTTTTTTGTCGATCTGGGCGCGTAAGTCGTGTTCAGCGTAACTGCATCCCACAGTTTCGGGGGTCTGCTTGAACCGATGATTTCCAGCGTTTCGGCCTGCCATATCGTGCTGCTGTGCTGGCCGGATACAGTTTCGAGGGTTTCAGCCTGCCGCTGCTGATCGGTTCGTTCAGTAGAATCGACAGTATCCCCGACTGTTTCCGCTGAATAACTGGCCATCTGCCGTTACTGATACCGCATACCCACCGTAATAGTTCGTGATTGGGAAGCCCCCGACTGTCGCATTATCCTGTATGTAGTTCCATCTGGGATGTCGATTTCGTCGCCGTGGGATGGGCCTTCATCCCGATCCACCGGGATTAGTGGATCGTATATGGCGATGGGGATTTCCACAGATGCTGAATCGTGAACCACCGGCTGCCGAAGGAACACTGTATCATCCTGGGAAGCCGGATTTATCTGTCCATACATAGCGTTTGTGATGGCACAAGCGTAATTATTCAATTGTTCAGTGCCGTCATACCAGTTATCTTCTGATAAATTATAATTCCAGCAATACGTGGAATTGAAGTGTTGATACGTGTGGTTACAGATGTGGTAAAGGGCCACGTTCGACGTTCCATCATCCCACAGTTTATTCGAGTTTTGGAAGGTGTAACAGGCAGAACCACCATTATTGCCTGATGTCGTGTTCCAGGCCCCGATGGTGAAGTGATCCTGCGTTACGGAAGCGAAAAAGGTGGCACTGAAGTTTTGTGCAAAATCAGTTCTTGAGTTTCCAAGATAATCGTCAGTAAACGCCCACAGCCCCTTATCAGACCCGTTATTATCGGTGAATGAATCCCCCGCACGCTGGATGCTAACGTTGTTATTAGTAGCTTCATTGTACGGTGGGCTGTTGGTATTCGATATGTCGGTTCTGTTTTCGGGAGTCCCATAGGTGCCGTTCCAGGATTCGCTGATGTGAAACGCGATTCCCTGGCGGTTGTTGAAGTTACCGTAAGTGATGAAAAACAGAATGTATATCCCAGTGCCAGTGTGCTGAAACACCCTGCCGTTATTGTGCCAGTCGTCGTTTGACTGATCGTTCACGACCGACGTATCTGCATCAGAATACCCTGAATTGTTTTCCAACATCGTGGCAAATGTATCCACGATTCCCGCAATCGTATCCTGTGATTCTGCTTGGGTGGCCATGTGGTGATACTGTCTGGTTCGACAGTTAAAGCGTATCCCGAGGGTTTCAGGGGGCCTGATTCAGTTTAGCGTGAATTCTACATCCGAATCATCCACGTCGAACTGTGTGGTGGTGGATCGATCCACGGGGTTCGCGCTGATCCCGCCATCATCGATCTGGATCTGATCGGTGAAGGGATATTTAGAATTGAATTCGATTTCGCTATCATCCACATCGAACTGGCTGGTGAACACGAAATCTGCCGTAATTCCCTGCTGAATCATCAGCGAAATCCGCCTGTCGATCTGGGTAGTTATATCGCCAGATGTGGTTTCGATTTCATACAGTTCGATCACGTCATTCGGGAACCCGGATGTGTTCGATTCGATACTGCCGAAACCATCCGTATCGGGATCTTCGGCCCAGATGTATCGGTATTGATCCGATCCCAGGCTGATTTCCTTCCGCGTCCACTCGGTGTATATGTTATTTATTGCACCGCTGCCGCTGCTGATGCGAACGCCTGAATCTGTTTCGGTGATCGTTCCATCGATTTCCCGATCCGAAACGTATGTTCCATCTTCCTTCACCCCCTTATCCACCCGTTTTTGCACGTTTCCGATCCCCGAATCTGGATCTGATACGATAAGCAGATCCACCTGGTAATCGAACATCCCCTTCAGATAGTGGGGGGCTTCGGTAAGATTCCCGATTTCGAGGGAATCGATCAGTGCATATCCGTTCTGGAATTCGGCCTGAAGGTATGACAGGCTGTTCGATCTACCACGTTCCCACAGTTCCCGCTGGCCTGCCCCATCAATTCTGCCCTGGATCTGCACCCGAGGAATCAGGCCCTTATTATCCACTGTCTGGCTGATCCCCTGAAGCCGATCCACCTGTTCGGTGGCCTGGCTGTATGTTTCAGTCACCGACTGGGGATCATATCCCAGTTCCAGTTCGCCCAGTTTGAACGTGTTCGGCGTATCTGGATATTGCCTGGCTGGATATGCTGAAGCATCCGTATCCAGGCTGTTCATGTTTATCGTGAAATCGTAATTCGCTTCCCCATCCGACTGGCCGAACGGGTTATTCACGATTACCCCCCGCCCAGATATGAACGGGTTGAATTCCACTTTCACTTCGGTGCCATCGATGGCGATTTCCTGAAGCCGTTCCAGTTCGTTTAGATCATCGGTCCCGCCCAGTGCTGGGTTCAGTGCCAGCGTGGATCCGAGGGATACGCTGATATTTTGACTGTCTGAACGGTAATATTGGGGTGAAACTCGCCTGAACAGCCGCTGGGGTTCGTTTCCCAGTTCCAGCGTTTTAGAATACTGTTCTGGCGGGTTCTCGAAGGTATATCCAGCGATGGTTAGGCTGAACGACATGGTTAAGTTCCCGTTAGATTCCGCATTTCTTTCTGCACCTGGGTGGCCAGATCACGACTGAACTGGTACGGGTCGTTATCCAGGCTTCCAGCCACATCCACGTTTACTTCAGTTCGCTGTTCTACTGTTTCGGGGGCTGTTCTTGTGGGCTGCTGCTGATCCTGGTTTTGGTTCGCCTGATCCAGCACTTCATCTGGGATGAACGTTTCACCTTCATGCACCAGTGCCAGCCCAGTTTCGGCCACCCGGCCACCTTCGGCCAGGCCGGGCAGCCTGCTGGCTGCACCGCCTACTGCACCGGCTGCATCGCCTGCCATATCTGATCCAGGCACATCCACATCTGGCACATCGGGAACCAGATCATCGCCATCAGGAACGGATGCTTTAAGATCCGCCCACAGATTTTGGAAGAATTCGCGGATGTTTTCCCCGATTCCGAACAGCCGTTCTTTGATGTTCTTGAACTTCTGAATGACCTTTTCCTTCACCTGCTGCACCTGTTCCTGCACCCGATCCTTCATCTGGGTGAATCGTTCCTTCAGCCCGTCCCTGATGTTATCACCGAGGGATAGAATCTTTTCCTTCAGATTCGTGATCTTCCCCACGGTCTTATCATATAGCATCTGGGTTTTGTTCTGCACCTGGTTCTGAAGCGTGTTCCACCGCTGGGTGATCCCGTTTTTGATCCGGTTCCCCAGTTCAAACAGCCGGTTCTTCAGGTTCGTGATTTTCCCGACTGTCGCATCATACAGTGCCTGGCCGATGGAAACCACCCGTTCTTTCATCGCCTGCCACCGCTGGATAATCCCCTGCTTTACCTGGGTTCCCAGATCGAACAGCCGCTGCATCAGATTCAACCACCTGCCCACTGTCCTGTCGAACAGTGTCTGGCCAATGGTTAGCACCATTTCCTTCAACTGGTTCCATCGGTTCGTGATTCCTTCCCGGATCTGATTCCCCAGCCCGAACAGCCGTTCCTTCAGACTGGTGAAGATGTTTGTAAGGAAATCGAATATCCGCTGGCCAATTTCCAGCAGCGTTTCACCGAGGGTTCGCCAGAACCCGATGTATGCCTGCACTGCCGACAGCAGGATTTGTTTCGTGGTATTAGCGAACCCAGCGATGGTTTGGCCCAGCCCACCCAGGATGGCTGCGAACGCATCAGCCCAGCCTGTAAGCAGTTGCTGGATTCTTCCCAGCGTTCTGCCGAAGAAGTTCTTCACAATATTCCAGGCTTCTTCCCAGTCACCCTGAATGATGTTCAGAACCACCCTGATGGCGGATATTACCGCATCCAACTGCACCATGATGATATTCAAGATGGTTCCGAACACTGCATCAACCACTGCCATGATTTCATCACCGAACTGGTTCCACAGATCGGTGGCCACCTGAACGAACTGGCGAATCACATCCTGAATATCCTGGAACAGTGGCTGAAGCAGTTCCCACAGTTCCTGGGCCTTATCTCGGATTCCGCCCAGATTATTTTCCCAGGCGACGTATAGGGCAGCAACAGCAGCGGCCACAGCCGCCAGTATCGGCAGAATCGGCCCCAGTGCCGATACCACACCAGTGATGCTGGGGATTACTGCTGATGTGTTCACCGCTGAAAGGGCCAGCCCAGCCGTTCCCACACCCTGCAATGCAGGGGCAAGTGCGTTCACTGGCCCGAGGGTTTCACTGGCCTGAAGCATCAGATCATCAAATTTTGCTCGAAGCGAATCAGTAGCAGTCAGGGATTCGTTCGCTGCTTCAGCGTGTTCGCGTGTGGTTCCTTCGGCTTCTGACAGTGCCTGTTCCTGTTCAGCAATGGCTTCCCCGGATAGTCCCAGTTCTTCCCGAAGGGCAGCCTGATCCCCTTCTGCTTCACGGGTCGCCTGGCGGAATTCCCGGATGGCCTGCCTGCCGGTGATTCCTTTTTCTTCCAGTGCTGCCATGATAGCAGCCGTTTCATCCAGGGACAGCCCCATTTCCTGAAGTTCGGGTGCCAGCCGTTCCACCACCGAACTGAACCCTTCCACATCCTGGGTGGTGTTTCTGGCCACGAACGTGAACGTATCCATGTGTTCTTCGGCGTTTTCCAGATCGTTTCCGAACGCTCGAAGTGCTGGCCCCATCGAATCAGATATGGATTCCGCACTGGATCCGGTCGCATCGGCCACTGCATCCATCGAATCAGCTACATTCCGAAGATCTTCCTCGGATTCAACCCCCTGCTGGGCCAGGCTTGAAAGCGTGGCTTCAGCATCTTCCAACGGGAAGGTGGCATTAGACAGATCCGTGGCCATTCCAGAAACTTCATCCCGAGTCATACCCAGGGTTGCAGCCGTTCTTCCAAGGGATTCCCTGGTGCTTTGGGTTTTATCGAATAGTGCTTGCATGGCCGTTCCCGCTGCTGCCAGCCCACCAGATGCAGCGGCTGCTGCTGCATCGATTTCAAACAGGCCATCGGCTGTATCGTAAGACGCATCAGATAGGTTTTCAGCATCATCGGCTGCTGTGGCCATCGAACTGCCCGCACCATCGGCTGCATCTTCAGCATCGGCCATGCCATCGGCTGCATCAGCACCTGCATCACCTGTTTCTTCGAGTGATCCAGATACTTCATTCAGCGAAGATTCGGCTGCTTCCGTGACGGCTTCCACCAGCACTTCGACGTTCGCCTGCCCCGCCATCAGTGATTCCCCTGCATCTGTCTGATTTCCTGCACCCGTTCCAGTGCTTCAATCTGTTCCTCGGGGGCAGCGGGATCATCAGCTTGGGCAGCCCGCTGTATCTGTTCGGAAGCCAGTTCCTGGGATTCCCGGCCAGCAGTGCCACCAGCGTTCTGCTGCTTTACCGTTCGCTCGAATTTGCGGGTGGCTGCCCACACGTCATTATTGAACCAGAATCGTTCTGCCGGTGTTAGATCAGCGTTTAGCATTGTATCGGGTGGTGTTCCGTATGCTTCCCCCATCACACCTGCCTGCACGATGATGGGGTTTTTAGCGAAACCTTTCAGCCCGGTGCTGCTTCCGTTCCTTGGGTGACCCTTCATCTGGGATAATTCCAGCATCTTTGCCAGTTACGTGATCCACCAGGTGGATCAGATCTTCATCGTGCAGGGTGGACAGATCGAAGCCGGAACCGTGGGGATCTGCCCAGTGAACATCCGGCTTCATCACGTTCGGTTCCAGCAGATCACGGAAATAAGCGATAAGTCGAAGAACTGCATCTGCTTCATCACCATCGATCTGGCCAGGATCCTGCTGAAGATCGGTCTGTTCAGGCATTTCTTCCACCAGGGATTCCATCTGGCGGATATTGTATTCATCCACCAGTGCAGCCTGCCTGATCGGGGATTCCTGGGTGATCCTGAACTTCATATCACCCTTCGGAACCACCACATCCTGGCTTTCCTGCACTTCCTGTTTGTATTCCTGTTCACTGGCCCACTGTGCATCATCCACATCAGGATCTGTTTCCTCGGTTCGTTCGGCAGCCATACGTGCATCCTGTATTCTGCAAGCCATAAACCGCCATCACGCTGGATTCGGCCAGCCTTCCCGACCACCTAACACCGAACTAACATCGCACCTAACACTGAACGAACGGTTCCCTAACCTATTTGTCGGGGGGAACAGAACAGCACAGATTACCGGCAGTTCACTGGTGGAACGGTGCTGTCGGTGGAACGGTGATCAATCATGGGAACATCTGCTGAATCCACTGGAATCGGGAAAGATCCCGATCAGGTGGATGCTGAAGCACCGTCAGATGAACAGATACTGGAACACCTGGAACAACAGGCAGGCGAAGTGCAGGAAACCCACGGCGATGTGGATATTCCATCACGGGCCGCACTGTGGGAAGTGATTCAGGAACAGCGAGAACGGATGGATCAGATGGCCGAACGGATCGAATCGCTCGAAGGGCAGGTTCAGGATGTCGAACAGAACGTGGAAACCGTGGAAGATCTGGCTGATCGGTTGGATAACGGCAAAGTCGGCGGTGAATCCGGTGCTGAATTCGTGCAGGAAATGGCTGATTTTCCGGCTGCTAACAGCCTGATCGATGCGCGTTCAAACCAGTTATTTCTGAAGATCATCCAGGAACGGATGGTGGGTTCGCCTGTCACTTCCTCGAAAATCGTGAAGTGGATGGGGTTTCAGGATTCAGCGAATCCATCCGTGAAGGCCAGGCGGGTGATGGAACGACTGAAGGAAAACCGTGAAGATGGGTATTACCTCGGTTCTGTCACCCTGAAGAAGCATCGTGGAAAGAACGCCATCTGGATGGGGAACACGAACTGAACGAACGCGGTGCGCGTGAACCGGCAATTTTCGCTGTTAGGTGAGTGTTAGGTGTTAGGGTGCAGAAACGGCGTAGCTGTTAGATTCGGTTGGTTTCTGCACACTACTACTTACTACTGTTTAAGTCAGATAAGTAGTAGTAATACTGGCTAACACCGATCTAACATTCATTCATCATAGCGGTGGGTGAAAACTGGGAATCTGCCTAACACTGCACTGCTGAATCACCCTAACACCTAACACTGAACTAACATCGCACCTAACACCGAACTAACCCAGTACGAACATGGGTAAACCTGATACAGTGATCGAAGTAGAAGAACGTGTTTGCGGATCCGAGGAACGGGATCACGTTCAGGGAGTTTAATAGGAAGATGTGATACCGTTCACCAGTTCGGCTTCCATGTCGTATCCCTCGTTGGAATCCATCACTGCCCCCCAGGCGATGTTTTCCACGATGGCGTCCTGTTCGTTCAGGTTCGCATCGTAGGTTTCCAGTCGAACGTTCGGGATGTGCAGATCCAGTTCGTAATTCTTCGATCCAGCCACCACTTCGGGGGATGTCCATGTAGCCTGAAGTTCCACTTCCTTCAGCCCACCTTCCGGGTTGGTAGCACCGGCTGAACCCAGGAACAGTTCAGCCACATCCGTGTTCTCGAAATCCAGGTTCAGGTTCCCACTGATTACCCGCTGGCCGGTGTGGGCTTTTGTGGGGGATCGTTCACCTCGGATCTTTTCATCGATGTTATTCGACACTTCAGCGGTGAATTCCGCGATGTCGGCAGTTCGATCCGTGGATTCCACGGTGATCGTTCCATCATGCCACACGAAAGGCCGAAGATCGGAATACGTGGGGCTGGACTGGCTGCCCTGTAAGTTGAATTCTTTGGCAGTCATGCCAGCCGTAACCACCAGGTATTCTTCCGGCGTGTGGCTGAATTCGAGTGTATCCACACCCACACCGACGTGCTGGGCAGCATCGATGCTTCCCAGGCCGATTTCTACTGCCAGGGAAGGCAGATCATCGGCTGGGCTGAATTGATGCAGTCCGGTATCTTCTGTGGAATCGCCGGATTCGTCGCTGGTGCTTACCGATGCACTGCCGAACGCCGCTTTCAGCAGGTATCCCAGGCCGTTTTCTGGGCCTGCCACTATTTCCACATCGCCATCATCATCGAACATACCGGCAGCGGCAGCGTACCGATCCCTGCCCCGAATGTTCGACTGATACAGCGGGTTGTTCCCAGCACCGAATCCATCCGAACGGATCGGTAGGAACGCACCTGGGGAAGCCCCATCACCGTATGCGTTTTCTTCAGCGATTCCACAGTATCCTTTGAACGACTGGCCATCTGTTCCTATGGGCATCTACTGATCACCTTCCTCGGATCCATCTTCATCTGGATTATCTTCATCCGATGCAGATGAATTCACATCACGCTGGTTTTCAGGTTCGGGTTCGCCATCGTAATGGTGCGAAAGGTGGCCGTTCAGCGATTTCGGCGTATCGAACACGTCACCACACACGCCATCTTCAGTGGGGTATTCGCACATGACCCCCCAATTGATCAGCGGATTCGCCAGATCACCGTTCGTGATCTGTTCGGCCACCGGCCTGGCCACAGCGTTCGATTCTGCTTCGCCTGCACGGATGGCTTCCGCATCAGCCACTGGCAGGGGTTCGTGCATCCTGATGTTTGGTTCACCATCAGGGGTTTCTTTCACCATGTCGGTGAATCGGATCCCGAATTCATCCAACACCACGGAAGCCTGCCTTCCCCGGAACTGGATGAATTCAGAACCCGAATCCGTCTTAGGTAGTTCGTTCATCTTTCTGGATCAAGTTCGGTTCGGTTCTATGCCTGTTCTTACCCAAAGTGCTGGGTCCGTTCCCGCTTTATCTGAACCTCGAATTCAGCCGTTCCGTATTTCAGGGTGAACTGGGAATCCACATTCAGTTCAAACCCATAATTTACGGAATTCAGCCCCGCCAGGCCAGCATCCACAGCGATGGGATCCCCAGCCCCTGGCGATGATTCGAGGGTGCGATTCGATTCGACGTTATTCACGATCTGGCCGATGATCACCTGGGCCATTTCCAGGCCGTATGCCTGATCGTAATCGGAAACCCAGGCAGATACAGCGAAGCCGAACGTGGTATCATCTGAAGCAGTCGTTCGGGGCTGGCTGGATACCTCGGTGGGAACCGACATCACCACCGGCAGTTCGTACTGATTCAGCAGCGTGTTCGTATCCACTATACCTTTGATGTGATGTTTCACATCCGGGTTTTCCCCAGATCCATCCAGATTCCCGTTCTGAAGGTGGTTATCGATGGCCACCGAACGGAATCTGCTGAACGCTCGAAGATGATCCCGTGTGAAGCCGGTGAAATCTTCAGGATCGAACCCTGCTTCAGTCGGATTCACATCCACCATTATTTCCCCACCCCCAGCTTGCGTGCCAGCACCTGCGTGCCATGAAGCGTTCCCGGATCCATGACTATTACAGCACCCCGCTGAACGCCTGGGCCACTGCATCATCCGCCACATCCTGGATCTGATCGTTCCAGGATTCGATGGATCGATCCACGAACGGGTTCGGGAACGATTTGTGCCCATCCTGGAAGATTGTTTCCCGAATCGGCCAGGCTGCTTGGGGATCCCCGAGTTTAGCCGCTGCCCACGCCATCAGTGGATCGATGGGGGGCTTTGTATCGCTGTATTGGGGAACCGAGGGTTCACCGATGATGGCGTGGTGCAGCGGCCAGCCATCATCCGTTAGTTTCCTCGGTTTGATCAGCATGATCGGTGGATCGGATTCCACTTCTTCCGAAGCGATGGTGTTCTGAAGGTTCACATCAGGGTGGCCCACACCTTCCGGTGCTTCTTCCTTCATGTGCTGTTCAGACAGCACTGCTAACTGCCGAACAGCCCCTTCAGCACCATCACCGATGGCTTCACGCCAGGCTTCCACGGCTGCCTGGGCTTCTTCCACATCCACTTCGATGGATACCTGGTTATCACCCATCACTGATCACCCAGATCGATCAGCGAACTGGATCTGCCCACGGATGGGGATCGATCCTGTTTCTGCACCGTATCGGTGGATCCGTATCCCTTCCGTGTTTTCCAGTTATCGAACTTCGATTCAGCCCGACGTTCCAGGAACACGTGCTTCCGATCTGCTTCTTCATCATCCCGGATGTTCTGAGCCTTTGATTCGTGGGCTTCGCTGGCTGCCAGCAGTGCCACTGCATCGTTCAGCAGCGGCTGATCTTCCTCGAAGGTGTTCGGATCCGATGAATCCGTATCGGGAAGATCACCCGAAATATCGCCATCCGTGGCTTCCTTCCACCACGACTGAACCGTATGCGTGGCCGAAACAATCCACGATTCCACATCTGGATCGGATCCCTTCTGTGGAATGTCGATGTGATCCAGCACCTGGGCAGTGGTGGCCCAGTGATCATCATCCAGATCCGAGGAAGTGACTTTACCCACGGTTAATCATCCCCGGAATCGGATCCATCCCCGCGGTAAAACACATCATCGATTTTGGTCTTTACATCCAGTCGGGCCTGTTCTTCCCGCAGTTCCTGAATTTCCTGTTCGTTCACACCAATCTGATCCAGCACCACTTCCTGGCGTTCCACGATGTGATCCTGTTTCATATCGATGCTATGAACTTCCTGGGCCATCTGCTGTTGTTCTTCGGCCAGATCTTCGATGTCGCTGCCGTTATCCTGAACCTTCGCGTGGATCAGTTTCCCGCCAGCAACGACTGTTAGCCACAGCACGAACACCATCACCCAGGTGTGTGCCTGGGCTGCTTCGATCAGATCCAGCAGCCACGACATCTGGGATTCACCCCTGAACCTGATCTTCCCGTTCTTCGATGGCTTCGATCACCGAACTTCGAGGATCACCATTTCCGCTTTCTTCGGCTTCCCGAACTTCAACCAGATGTGCATCCACTTCACCGGCTTCGATGGCACTGGTGACAGCCTGCCAGGAATCATCCACGAACCCGGCAGCATCGAATTCTTCGGAATCGGCTTCCTCGGGATCTACTTCCGATTCGGATTCGTCCTGGGTTTCCTCGGGATCTTCTTCTTCCTCGGAATCTTCTTCCTCGGTATCTGCTTCCGATTCGGATTCATCCTGGGCTTCTTCGGGGGGATCCTGCCACCCACGTGATCGGTATTCATCAGCGGCTTCCTCGGGAACCTCGAAGGTTCCAGGCCCGCTGAACCGAAGATCACGCTGTGGATCACGGAACTGGCTTCTTCGCGGCCAGTGCAGTGTTTCCATCCGGGATCACCTTCAGATGTCTTGGATCACTGCCCAGTTCCGTGGCCGGTGCAGGTGGAAGCCGATTTCCTGGGCGATTTTCATCCACGTCACCAGGGGATCGTTTTCTGTCCACATCTGGGTTAGGAACCCGTTCTGCATATCCGCGCTGAAATTCCCGCCAGGCGGTGCCTGTTCAGCGTGTTCTGCCAGCCGATCCGCGAACCACGGGATGAAAGCGAACTGTTCACCGGGGGTTCCGATCACGATGTTACGCTTCTTTTCCCCTGCCGATTCGTTCCAGGGTTCCAGAACGTTATCCTTCGCTGCATTTTCCGGTTTTGCCACCGGGTTCCCCGAATCATCGATGGGTTCGCCGTTCGCATCAGTGCGAACGACCTGTGTACGAACCACTTCGAGGTTTTCGACGGGAAGGATGTTAGCCACCTGATCTTCGGTAAGCCCCTGGATTTCTACACCGCTGAACCGGCCTTCCAGATCATCGTTCTGCTTCAGATCTCGGATTACGCTGGGGGAAACGTATGCGGTTAGGTTCCCCATCGTAACCATTTCCCCGTATTCTTCGATCTGGAACTGGGCTTCCGTGAAGTGATTCTGGGGGTTGCTGTTCGTCGTATCGCTGAAGGCCGTTCCGGGGGTAATCACAGCATCGGATCGAATATCCGAGTGTGCAGAAACCCCTTCTTCACCGATCAGCCCTTCGATCCCGCCGTGGCCACGCCAGGCCACCAGTTCACGGGCCAGGTCCAGCCGAAGCCGAAGCACGTCGGCTGCTGCCTCGAATAGATTCAGGATTTCCTGATCCGTGTTCAGTTCCGTGTTCGCACCCTTTTCCGGTGCGATCTTCGCTTTGAAGGTTTCCACATCGATCTGGGATTCATCCAGATCATCCATGTCCACCACAGTGGATTCCGACTGAAGATCACCACGGGGCAGCGGCATTTCGCTGCCATCCATCGTGAAGTAGGTTTCTTCACTGTCGGACAGTTCCACCAGCGGGAACACTTCCGTGGCAGTAAGCGCACCATCCCGTTCCTGGTTATCCCAGGTACGAACGATTTCGTTCCGAAGCGTTTTGGGGCTGATCTGATCAGCCTTGCTAAGTGTAAATGCCATTCTTGATCACCTACCTGTAAACGGCCACAGCGATACGATCCCCGACGTGCAGCGAACGCACGTGGGTGCTGAACACCTGGCCGTAAGCAGTTCCACGGGTTACAGCCGTGGTTCCGTCGCTTTCTGTATCGCTGACTGTGCCATCTGCACGTTCGGCCACCAGATCACCAGCGGAAGCATCGTAGCTGCCTTCCTCGGTGAGATACCACACCGGCTTAGAAATCCGAACAGCGTGATCGGTGGTTTCATCGCCTGCCACCAGCATCCCGATGGCAGCCGAATCATCCGTGGCCCGCTGAACCTGGCTGAATTCGGTGCCTTCGCCAGACACTTCCATCAGATCACCCACTTCAGCGTTATTATCATCCAGTTCCACCGGAACGGTTTCACCTGGCTGGTAAGCCACGTATCTGCTGTTCGACATCGTTAGTTAGCACCCCCGGTGATCTTCGACTGTAGTTCCCCAGGATTATCGTAATCCTCGGGGCTGATTCCGTATTCCGCTTGCACGAATTCGGCAGGCGACTGGCCGGAATCGCTGGCCTGCATCAGTTCCCGTGCAGTCATTACGTCCTGGGCTGCTTCATCTGCATCGCCATCCGAACCGGATGCAGATTCCACGCTGCCCACCGATTCATCGGCAGCCACGGCAGCCGACAGTTCCGACTGTTTGGAAACTGCCTTCCCGTGTTCCCGCCATCGCTCGCCCGCCATTGATTTCAGTTCGCTGATGCTGGATCCGGCCAGTTCCTCGGTTCGATCTTCCTGATCATCTTCAGAAAGATCGTAAGCGGGAAGGGCTGCTTCCAGTTCAGCGATTTCCGTCCGAAGATCCTCGGTGTGTGCATCTACCACATCCTGGGCGGAGACATCATCTTCGGAAAGATCGATTCCATGACTGGCAGCGATTTCCTCGAAGTGCTGGGCCTGATCCGTCAGATCGGCCATCTTCGCTTCCAGTTCTTGGATCTGTTCATCTTTTGCTTCCACCACATCCGAAGCCTGGGATAGTGCAGACTGGGCTGCATCCAGATCTTCGGGGTCCGTGATGAAAGAATCACCATCCGTGGTATCCTGATCTGTCATGTGATTGTTCGCTTTGGTTTGTTCGGCTTCGCCATACGCACATCCACCTGCTTCCGCTGCATCGATCAGTTCCTCGGAAGGAACTTCCAGTGCTGAAGCGAACCCTTCCAGCACATCCTGGGGTGGGCAGTCTATTCTGCCACTGTTCACGATGCGCCGAACCGTATCAGGTTCGATTCCTGCACTGGTGGCCATCGCCTGAATAGAATCTGATCGATCCACATCCAGGGAACGAATGGCCTGATCCACAGCGGCCTGAAGTGGCCTGTTCGCTGCCGAAACCGAGTTAGCAGCAGCCCGAAGGGTGCGAACGAACCCTTTGGCTGCCTGGTTCGGGGAATCAGCCGCCAGTCGGCCAGCAGCCGCTGCTGCTGAAGCCATTTCCGGCAGATTCCCGATCTGTGCCTGTTCCACAGCCTGTTCTGGAACGACATCGATACGCTGGATGTCCACAGCAGCCACTTCCAGGCTGCCATCATCCCGTTCGATGGGGTCCCCATCTTCGCCAGTGGCCAGTGCGATGTTTCCCACGATGGAAAATCCCATGCCATCGAATTCTCCGGCTTCAGCGGCTTCCACAGCCTTAGAATTCGTGAACTGGGAATCACGCATCGCAATTACTTCCTGGCCTTCCTCGGTGGCCTGCACCACTTCCTGGGCTTCACCGATTTCACCCAGTGCTGTCTGTGCAGCCACAGAATCCTGATCGGGATGATCGAAGCCGATCTTCACACCCTCGGAAGCCATCCGTTCCTGAAGCCGCTGGAACGTGGCCTGGATGGTATCAGCCGGAACGTGAACTGATGCGGGTTCACCGTTCACCCACAGGTCGTGCTGGCCTTCAGCCCAGATGATCCCCCGAAGGCCATCTGCATCAGCCTGGGGTTCATCCTGGGCTTCCAGCGAAGCGTGGAACGGATCTGATCCGTCCACAGCCATCCCTTCCAGATCACCCCGATCTTCTTCATCTTCCTCGGGATCATCGGATGTATCGCTGTGCTGGGATGCTTCATCAGGAAGTTCAGCGATTTCATCCTGGGAAACATTCCAGGATTCCATCGATTCTTCCCGGTGTGCCATCCGTGCAGTTCCAGGAATCCAGCCATCTTCACGTTCCTGCATCGAACGAACCAGATACGCTGGGTTTTCCGGTGAACCTTCCACCGTAACATCGGCAGATTCCCCATCTTCAGTTCTGATTCGTTCGCTGAACGAACCTTCTTCCGTTCGATCCAGGATGATCCCCTGCCAGTCACCACCGGCAGAACCACCCTGAACGAAATCGTTCAGATCGAACTGGTATTCCTGTGCAGCGATATGGTTCAGCGTATCGGCAGCCGACTGTAAATCTTCGATCAGGCTGTGAATTGCCTGGTTCTGTGAACCTGCACCCATATCTGCATCTGGGTCTATCCACGAACGCCGTATAAACAGCCATCACGCTGCTTCCAAAAACCAGCGGGATGTGCATTTTCGAGTGTTTCGCCCTGTGTAGGGATATGCACACCGTGATTCGTGGCCTACTGGCCGGGATTGCATCTTTCAGTCTGCATCTAATCGGGGAATACCGCCAGTTTTGGTGGTGGGATAATTTGTCCCACTTCACAGCGGGGATAAGCATCGGATCGGCGGCCTGCCTACTGCCTGGATTTACATCACCGAAAGAAGCCACCGTGATCGGCCTGCTGATCAGCGTTCCCTTTGAACTGGGTGAATTCAGCGTGGGTGCCTGGCCCTATAAAGACAAATCAGTGGGGGAAGATCAGGTGGCAGAAGATGTGCTGTTGGATGTAATTCTGGTGGCTGCTGGATCTGCACTGGCAGCCTGGCTGGATCAGGATTCCCGTTCTTCCTGATCCTGATCTTCCTGATCCGGCGGTGGGCCTTCGGCTTGCTGTGGCAGTTCGTAATTATCAGCTATTCTGGCGGTGGTTCCGATCAGGCCCCGGAAGAAGCCAATTCCAGCCACCCGAACTAACTGGATGAACGACCACACGCCGAACAGCACCAGAAGCAGCCCAGCGAAGTATTCACCCACCCAGCCCAGATCAGGCTGGAAATTGATCACCACGTTCGGTTCGATCCATCCCATCCAGATGGAAACGGACAGGGAACCGATGATGATCAGCAGCAGGATGGTGAAATACGCATACGCATACAGGCGTTCCCACGGCCTTCCTTCCTTCAGCCCCTGAAGCCTGGATCCGGGGGGTTCCTCGGAATTGGACATCAGGATTCACCATCCAGTGCGTTTAGATCAGCTTCCAGTTCAGCATCCACATCTACATCCAGTTTCATCGCTGCCGTTCTGATCCTGGCGTGGATGTTCCTGATGGCCTGGCGATCCACCCCAGAACGGCCAGCAGTTTCCTTCCCTTCATGGGCGTAGAATATTTCTCGGGGTGACAGCCCGCTGTGCTTCCACAGCAGCCACACCAGCGATTCTTCAGCAGTAAGCCCTTTGGCCAGCAGATTCACCATCAGTTCGGAATTTAGATATTCACCGCTTCGATCCTTCAGCCACTTCAGGCAGTCTGATGCAGATGGATTTCGAGGATCTGATACGTATTCCGGCAGATCCCGCTGAATCTGTTCAGCAGCCCGATTCAGAAGTTCCCGGCCTTCCTTATCCAGATATGGTTTCGTTCCGAATGTTTTCCGTTCTGTTCCACCAGGATCCACAGCAGGCTGATCACCCTGCTGGCTTCGATCACCTTCCATCACTTCCAATTAGTTTACTTCAACCCTCTTACCTATAAGTTGGGGACGTTCCTATTTTGGTCCCAGGGTGATAGGGTGACATACCTAAAAAAGATGATATGCAGTATTCCCGGCGGTGTCCTTTAAGTAACCCCCTGAACCACCCGAAACTGCTGAATTGAAGGGTCTTACCATGCTGAAACGCCCAAACCCGTTTGTTTTATCGCCGGGTGTGATACATCCCTGCCACCCTAAACGCCATCAGAACGCAAATATGGCCCGCAGAATCGATTCTGATCTGGGGGCTGTTTCTGTCGCCTCGCTTATTCACATGACGGGTTCAGCCCAGCGAACTGGCCCGATTCGCTTCAGCCTGGTTTATCAGATCGTTTAGCACTGTCGGGTTATACTCGGCTTCCGTATCGATGGCGGTAGGCCTGAAGGAATTTGTCCCCCAGATCTGATCCAGATGTTCATCACCGATTTCTTCCTCGGAAATCGCTTCCCCATCTGGTTCCAGCAGCGGGATGATGTCCGATCTGCACCACGGATGGTTCGGTGGTTTCATCCCTGGGTTATCTTTCAGATCTATTATTGTTCCGTTCATCCTGCTGCACACCTCGGATGTCTTGTTATCCACCACTGCATCATATCGTGCATATCTGAATCCGTTATTCAGATACCGCTGGTGGGCTGCACTGGTGTGTGCATCCTGGATTGAATCGTGGCTGATCAGTTCAGCCCGTGATTGGATAGTCATGCCAGAATCGCCCGCTATATCCAAATCAGAATTGTTCATCACACGCTGCACCCGACTGGTTAGATCCGTTGCATCTGGATCTGTGGATCGGACTGGTTCCCCTTCAGCGAATCCGATCCGTAACTGCCGACTGATCCGATCACCCACCTGTTCAGCGATGGAATCCCCATCTTCATACAGCACACCAGCATCGATTTGGGACATTACGCTGTTCAGGCGGTGATCCCGCTGGGATAACTGTCCGACTGGCCCGATCAGATCTGATTCATCCACCTGCCCCTGAAGGGCCTGCCGGATGTTTTCACTCGAAGCGTTCGCTGCCCGTCGCATTGTGATTTCCCGCTGTTCTTCGAGCGACGGCAGCAGTTCCCGCCTGAACTTTTCGCTGGACATTCGAGTGATTATTTCGTTCATCTGCCTGGCGCGTTCCCTCGGGGATCCAGTGGATGTGTTCCAAATCTGGATTCCTTCATCTTCCATCCAGGTTTGAATTTCCTGGCGAAGTTCACGAACCACCTGGCTGGACCGCTGCCTCGCCCTTCGGTTATCTGTCTCTGTCGGGGTTCCAGCCATCGCTATTCGCCAGGTTCTTCGGTGCTGTTTCGCTGATCACGCACTTCCTCGAATCTTCGATCCGAGAAATACCGATCCCCGCCAGTCACCATCCACCTGGTTTCCCTGGTGGGGTCCCTCGAAACGTGCAGGCTGCCATCAAAGTCCCCGTTCGTATCGAACACCAGGATCTGGAATCGATCATCACCTTCGCGTTTCGTTTCCCCGGTGTAACCGTTCGGCGTTCGCTGTTCGATTAGCGTTCTGACGTGGGCAGCGGCTTCCCTGGCAGATCTGAACCCAGTGAAAGCGTGGGCTGCCTGCACGTGATCATCTTCTTCCCAACTGTCGGGCAGGCCAGCAGCGGCTGCATCCAGATCTGCTTCGTCGATGGCCACGTGGTTCGGGGAAATCCCGTGATGCGAACAGGCGAATTCATACGGTGGGGTTACGTTCACCACCTGGGCTTCATCACCACAAACCCAGCAGATCGGGTCCCCTGTCTGTCCATGTTTGATGGCCCCTTCATCTGACAGGGCAGCGGCCAGTTCCCCATCGTATTCATCTGGATCTACATCATCGTGGCACTGTGGGCATACGAAATTTCCCTTCATCCGGGTTCGATCACCACAGTCACGGCAGGTGGTGGGGAACCCTTCGGGGGGTTCAGCCGAACTGTTCGGGCTTCGATCACCTGAAACGGCCTGCTGTGTGGTGGTTTCACCACTTTCACCCTGGGGTTCATCCCCTTCTTCTTCGGTTCCAGGCCCCTGATTTTGGCCATTTCGCTGTTCTTCCAGCATTTCATCGATCTGCTGCTGTCGTTCTTCAGGATCCTCGGGGCCACCTGGTTCCGGCATATCCACACCAGAATTATCGGAATCCAGATCAACCCCTTCCAGCACGTTCGCCAGTTCACGGGCTTCCGACTGGGAAAGACCCAGCAGCCCAGCGAAATTAAATAGTTTCAGGATTTCCTGGGTGTCCTTCGCACTGATCTGGGGCAGGCTGTGGCTTACGCTGCCGTCAATCCCGTGAATGTCGGCCTGGATCCTGCCGAACCCATCGAACATATCCGTGATCTGTCCCTGCCAGCCCGCCATCGTGTTCAGGAACATCTGCATCATTGTGGATCTGGATAGTTCGCTTCCCTTTTCCAGTTCCAGCAGATCCAGGGGTAGCAGCAGCCGCCTGGCGATGGCTTCATTATATCCACGGATCATATCCTGCATGGATTCGTTCATTTCCGGCAGTTCCACCGTTTCGATTTCCCAGTTCTCGGGGATGGACATCACCGTGGCCGACTGATAATCTTCGAGCGTTTCCAGTGCGGCTTCGATCTGCCTGGCCATCACCAGTTCCAGCAGCCTGCCATCCGAATCACCGAATTCATTATCCTGTTCGCGGATGAATTGATCGTAATCTTCTTCATCAAGCCAGGCCGGTGGGTTTACCCGGATGATAATCCCCCCGATGGAAGCGATTTCAGCCTTCCTGCCCTGGAATCGCTTCATCTGAAGTTTGTTCACAACATCATCGGCCACGGCTTCCAGCGGTGGGTTTCGATACAGCCGAACATCCAGCACGTGTTCCCCGATCAGCAATGCCTGGGATTCCTCGGTGTGATCAGATTCCAGCGATGGTTCCCCATCATCGCTAATCGAAAACGTGGTGTATCCCGTGGGCTGTTGGATATATACTTCCTGGCCGGTTTCCCCGTCCTTGATATACGAAAGATCATCCACATCCAGGTGCTGAAGGTCCGTGGATCGTCCCACCCACACGGCGTTCATCACGTTCTGTTCCAGCACCCGATCCACCACACGCTGGGGGTCTACTTCGACGTGATCAGAATCGGCTGCATACACTTCTTCCAGGTGTTCCTTCAGCCGCTGATCTGCCTGGGAATCTGGATCCTCGGGTTCCACCCGAAGCCCATCATCACCCAGCAAAAGCGATTTCAGCCTGATTAGGATTCCGGGGATAAGATCATCCTGGGCCAGAATCCACTCGGCCACAGTCTGATTATAATCGATTCTGTTTTTCTCGAAGTTAACGATTCGATCATCCAGAAACGGGGAATCCTGCCATCTGGTTAGATCGAATTCCGAATTTGTGATGTGGATGTCCATCCCGCTGGCCACTGGCGTAACCTGGGAATCCCCACCCGCCTGGCCTTCGATGTTTACCGATCCACCACGGCCAGAAAGGGCTGCTTCAATCTGTTCCCGATCCACATCTGCATCTTCAGGGATCTGGATGCTGATTTCCTGTTCACCTTCAGCCACGATGCGGCCACCATCCACCTGCTTCGAGCGTTCGGACGGTGATCCCGCTGCCCCAGGATCAGAAGCGTTCCCAGTAAGCAGGTTCCGAAGCGAATCCGGCAGTTCCATACCACGACTGTGGAAACCAGTCGGTAAAAACGCACATCACGCTGGATTGATGTTGGGTTTTAACAGTGTCCGTGGGCGGTGAATTGGCCGGTCAATATATCTCACTATGAACCGCCCGGCCAGCACTCTGTCATCATGTCTGGATGAGCGATGTGGTCTGGACCCAAGTGTCATTGAACGCATTATACGTCAAGATGATCCGGTATTGTGCCCCTCTGAGGGTTTTATTTGTCCCGCCCTCTAGATGTAGCTCTCCGGCTCCTCCCTGCGTATGCCGCAGAGTGATGTTTTCAGCCGCTGCTCGCAACATTATCAAGTCTCCCTCGTTTTGCCCGCCCGTGATGTTATCCAAGTTATCGGCGTTCCGCCCCTCGCCCTCAAGCGCTATATAAGAGCTCTGATAGGGAATAGAATTAGATGAGATTTGCAGTTGGGATTGAGATACATTCAAGCGCTTATTGATGCTTGCACGGTCTGTACTGATCGATTCGGTTTTGAAGTTTCTCGGGTTCGGTTTCCGGGTTGGGTTTCGTGCCATCCAGAATCACCTGGTTTCCAGTTCAGCACGCACATCGGCTTGGTTTGAACCATCCCAATTCACGATTCTAACCCGAACTTCAGCAACGGATTCCAGATCAATGGGGTCCATCTTCACCGACCCGTTCCCCACAGCCGAATACGCTTCGATCCAGTCGGCCCAGGATAGGGAATCATCCAGCCTGGCTTCCAGGTGGAAATCCACATCCGTGCTGGATCCACGATTTTCTACCTGCAACACTGCTGATTCACTATCCACCGTCGCTGTTTGCGATACTTGATCATCAGAACCGCCGGATGTATCCAGCGTTGCATCAATGCTGATCGGTCTGGACATAGCAATGCTGTTGCACCCTGGGTATTAAAACAACCATTCCGATGGATTTAGTCACCTCTCACCGACCTATTCATCTTCCGGCGATTCATCTTCACCGAAGCCTGCCACGGGAACATAAAACGTGGATCGAACCCACGCTTCGGGGTTCTGTGTATCGTATATTATCAGCGTAAACCCATGCCAGTACACTTCATACCGGGTGAAATCCCGTTCCAGCAGATCACAACCATCTGAATCGCCATCATCATCACCCACACATAGATGATAACAACCTCGAAAGTAAACGATACAAGCCGCTGCTTCCGGGTTCCTATTCTGCCGGGGGTTTTCAGGCTGTTCCACCCGTGATCTTCATCGGCTGGAAGCCCCCCCGCTTGCCACCGATGCAGGCAGCAGTATAGGCATACAGCAGTGCGTAAAATCCATCATCTTTCTGGCTGCTTTGGAAGGTGGTGATCCGTTCTTTCCGGTTCCCCGTTCTGGTTTCGGTGAATTCCCGTTTTACCGAGGTAAGATGATCGAACCAGTAATTCATCGTTTCACGGGTTTCAACTTCATCCTGATACGGGATGGTGATTCGTTTATCCGGCGTTCGCTGGGTTTCATACCCCACCGATCCTGGATCTGGTGCATCATCGTAGCCCTGCACCTCGGGGAACAGATCAAATACCCGATTTGCCCACGGTGCCTGGGCAGCGTGAACCGTTTTCCCATCACGTTTCAGGAACGGCCATTTTCCATCAGTTTCGTTTGTGGGAGACAGATCGAAGCGATGGCCGTATATGTAGGATCCCCAGCCACGTTCTGGGATGGCGTTTTCACGCTTATCCCCACGCTGCATGGAATCCACGTGGGCTTCGCCATACCCCAGATCAGCCATCCCCCTGCCGTTTCTCGTAACCCGGAACCGATCCAGGATTTCTGCCACCTTCCGAAGTTCTTCGGTCCGATGCTCGTAATCCACCCGGAACACGTTCCTGATCTGGATGTGATTCGGCCAGTGGTTCTGATTCCGATCATCGACTGTAATGATCACCACCATCGTATCAGCGGATTCACCACCACCCCAGTCTATCCCGGCGTGATACGGGCCAGCCCCTTCGATGGCTTCCTGGTGCAGCGTTTTCGCATCATCACAGCAGGCGTAAATCGCTGCTTCCGGGATCGGCTTCGCACCCCCGGAATAGAACTGGGACAGCTTATACCGCCGGAAATCACCTTCCGTGGTGGACGCCAGTTCCCGGCTTCGCATTACTTCATCCAGTGGATGGCGGGGGGATACCAACTGATTGATGGTGTATCCCCGATGCACGCCGCTGGGATTCGTGGCCTGCCAGAATCCGTTATCCAGGATCTGGGCTTTCTCGAAGCCGCGGCCACACTGTCGGCAGCGAAGCCCCCACCGTTTCGGATTTGTGTCGATCACTTCCACGGAATCCAGCGTGATGGTCTGATCAGTCGAACACTCGGGGCAGGAATAGTGCCAGCGGTACTGTGTGGATTCCTGCCAGTGTTCGTGATACACCGTTCCCTCGTAATCCGGGGTTCCGGTAAGCAGCACCCTGGCCATCCCGGAATCGATGGCTTCCTTCAGATTCTGAAGGGCTGCTGATGTCCAATTCTGGGCTTCATCGGCTGCACCGAACTGGCCGTGGAAGCCCTGAATTGCCCTTCCGTCTCCCCAGGCAGATCTGCCTTCGAGGAACGAACCTGTGATCCACTTATTCCGCTTTACTGCCACCCGATTCCTGTTGTTATCCAGCATGGACATCAAGATAGGGGGGTCGCCAGCACTGGTTTCCACCTTCCTGCCCACCGTTCGGTTCATGTAACTGTTTAACTGATCAGCACGGGGAACGCTGTGCATGATGTCCATCATCTTCCCCGTGCTGGGGATGAACAGTTCCACGATGGATTCCTGTTCAGTCTTTCCCAGCCCACGGGCCATCTTCCAGATGTGGATCCGTTCAGTATCATCGGCCACCACAGCCCGAAGGGGTTCCTGCCAGAACTGATATTCCCCGCTGTAATCGAACTGCTTGCCGTTCACTCGAAGCAGCCGTTCAGCGAACTGGATTATATCTTCCCTGGCTGCTTCCAGATCATCATCGGGGATGGATCCAGCACGTTCACTTTCACCACGGGGTGCTTCGGCTTCACCTTCAATCCAGGATGTATCAGTATCGCCAGACATGGCTACCCCTCGGGGGCAGATCCGAGTCCGTTCCCTGATCCGCGTTCTTCAGTCCGATCACACATCACGGATGATTCGAGCGTTCGGCTGCCGATCCTCGGGAAGATCATCACCAGATGCACGTTCCAGGCAGCCTTCTGATCCACACCAGGGGCAGATTGTGGGCTGCCCATCTTCCTGCACCCAGATTATCCCATCCGGTTCTGCCGATGTTCCTGCTATTCCCCAGCCACACGTGGGGATCCAGGCTTCCAGCGGTTTCGGGGAACCTCGAAGATACGGATCCTGATTATCAGCCATCGGGATCATCGATACAGATCCGCGTTCAGTTCCCGTTCATCCAGATCCAGTTCCACGATGGCGTTCACACACCGGGGCTTCCCGATGATTCCCGGCGTGCAGGCCCACATCTTCAGCCGCTGGTGCCTTCGATACGGGGGCTTATGCGGGGGGATGGACAGCACGGCCAGGCGTTCCCGAAGAACCCGGATGTCGAACCGTTTCGGGGGGAACCACGCTGGCCGATGGCGGGTGTCGCTGTTCGCCAGCTTCTTCCCGAGGAGCCAGTCGGGTATCCTGGCCAGCATCACGCACCACCTTCCACGAATTCGGACAGTCGCTGAAACGCACCTGGCCGATGTTCGTTCAGTTTCTGGATCCGGTTCGTGAATACCGCTGCTGGATCACGTTCTTCATCTGCCCCGGTCCAATCGGACAGAACCTGATATGCGTTTTCTTCCAGGTAGCAGTGGAAGCCACAGCAGCGACAGCCAATCGATGGGTTCACCGTCACCTGTAGATCCCCGGCTTTCTTCAACAGACCCAGGTGTTCATCGGTGATCTGAAGGTAATCCCGTTCATCCCGATTTTCATCAGATCGGCAGTGAACCTGCATCCCGTGGCCCTTTATCGTGGTTTCGTGGCCCAGGGATCCAGGATCAAGACAGCGGGGGCAGCACCAGTGGGCGGAATACGCATCTTTCCGGCCAGCCACGCCCATCAGCATGAATTCCCACGGGGCCATCACCAGCAACCCAGTACCTGATCGATCCTCGGGGTTGATGTCGCTGGGTTCAACCAGTCGTTCTATCCGAACATCCGCAGGATCAGGCCGTTCCATCACCGTTCCCCGCCATCAGTATGCAGCGGTTCAGAAACGCCCATCCCTTCAGCGACATCCCGAAGCCGGGTGCTGCCATCGATCAGTGCATCATGGGCCTGGTGCAACCCAGCACTGTGCAGCAACCCCTGCACTGCCCCCACAGCCGATTCCGGGATGATCATCGGTTCCTCGGATGCAGGCTGGCCTTCCTCGGGGTAGCCAGCTTCCAGGCCGAATTCAATCAGCCTGTAGCCACGGGGGGCTTCTTCCAGAATGTAGATCCGGCTGCTTTCTGGATCAGGATCGACTGCTGTAATCGCTGCATCAAGATCCACATCGTGGGCATCTGCCGCTGCATCGATCAGTTCCTGGGTGCTGTGTTCGACCATCACGCATCACCCAGATCCTTCAGGCACAGCCGTGTGCTGGGGTCGCACCCCTCGGTTTCACACGCCTGGCACAGCCGGTTCCCGCCTGGGGATTCGAGTGTGTTCCCACAGCAGCGGCAATTCGTTCCCTTTGCATCCACATCTGCTTGCACCGTTTCGTTCATTTTTTATCTGAATTAGTTTCCGTTCGTAAACCACCAGGGAAGGATTCCCCAGGGATTTGATTTTGCTGTTTCGTTCTGGCCCGATTTACTGTCCGTTCGTTCAGTCTGCATCCTTCACCAGCAGATCCAGGTTATCATGCCCCCCGTTTCCACTGGAACCCTGGTGCTGTGCTGAAGCACCCTCGTAGTGTAGGCCCAGCCGCTGTTCCCTTCGGAATCCCTGCATCGCTTCGATCTTTTCCTGCATGAACCGATCAAACCCATCATCTGGATCTTCACCCTGCTGGATGAATTCGTGCATCCCTTCATCGATGATTTCCTGCATCAGCGATGTTTCCATCACATCGAACACGGCCAGCTTGAACGCCTGTCGGTCGTTTATGCAGCGTTCCCGCTTTTCGAGGAAGGCCGATTTCAGTTCTTCCTGTTCCCGACCGTCCATCACTTCCAGCAGTCGTTCGGCAGTCATGTGCAGGCCGTGGATCATTGCGTTCGTGTTCCCTTCTGGGGCTGTACCACCGGGATTTCCCAGTGCATTATCGTTCCCTTCAGGCGCACCACGGCCATCCGTTACTTCCTTCGGGGGATCAGCGGGATCAACAGTGTGGGATTCGATCCAGCACCGTTCCCCTTCTGTCGGTGGGTTCTGGCAGGGGCCACGCTGGGCTGGATACCCACACATATCGCCATCCCCGCCTGCTGGATCCTGTTCTGAACCAGCCATATGCAGAATTAATGTTTGTATCAGGATTTAGGTGGCCATCCCGCTGCTTTCCGGGAAGCCATTTTCAGGCCCGCGAGAACCCTACGAGAACCCCACGGTTGTAGGGCTGGCGTGGCTGTGGCTTGCTGGCAGCACGTGCTGTGCTTCGAGGGTCACACGATGGATGGTACCTGGCGTGGATGAAACGGATCACAGCGGCTGCTGTGGCCGCTGATGGCACTGGGTGGATTAGGTGTGGGGAATCCCCCAGGGGGGATGGTGATCAGTATCCCCTGGTGGAACGGTTGGTGGCCTGCCGTGTGGAAACGATGGAAGGTGATCAGGAACGTTCCCGGATGCAGGCGGGTGAAGCAACGGGTTCGGGGCTATTTGTTATGGGGTGCCTGATGTGCTGTCTGGATGGGTAACTGGTGTAAAATCACTCGTTAAAATAAAAAAGGCCCCAGGCACCTACTTCCGGGGGTTCCGGGTTCAGTGCCTGGGGTTGGGGTGCGTGTAACGTGTTGCTAACGGTCTATGGAACGGTGATTGGTCGCTGGGGTTCAGTGTCACACCTGATCACTGTCGTGCTGAAGGTAGGAAGCCATCAGGATGTGGTTTAGGCCATCGGCCAGGCACCGTTCAAAATCCTGGGTTCTGCCACGTTTGGCGTGATGGGTGGCTGAAAAAAGTTCATCGATCCCCTTCCACATATGCCATCTGGGTTCGTATTCCAGCCACGCATCGCCTTTGCTTTTGTAGTTCTCGATCAACTGGGCTGCTGCCTGTTCCTGGATCATATCCAGTTCGGCAGCCAGCACCTGTTCTGCCTGATCTGGGTTCATCTTACGTCACCCGGAAGGCACCATCACGGGGCATATAGGTTTCACCCCGTTTCTTCAGTTCATCGATGTGGTGCTGTGCTGTGTCTGAATCGATTCCACGCTTCCCGGCTTCGGCCAGGATCTTCGATTCTTCCGCTGCCTGTTCATCGTGCTGTGCTTCCAGTTCTCGGATGATTTCGATGATTTCGTTCACACGTTCCACCTGGGGGATCCCTGCTTCCTGATCGGCGGGATCACTTCCCTGGGATTCCTCGGGGCCGCTTCCGTTCTGTTTGTGTGCCTGTTCCTCGGTGATTCTGTGTACGTCGATGTCGGTGAAGATGGCCGACTGGCTGATTTCGGTTCGGCGGGCCTGATCTGGCCGAAGGGTGTGATCGATGGGGTGCCAGTTCCCGATCAGTTCATCCACGGCTGCTGCCGACAGTGGCCGGTGGAAGTACACGTGCATCTGATGGGGTTGAACCCTGGGTTCGTGAACCACGAACACGTAAAATCCACCAGAATCAAGCAGTTCCCGATGTGCGTAATCCCAGATCTGGAACCGGCCACGGCCACCGCTGCCGTTATACCGGATCTGGCAGGATTTCACTTCACCTGGCGTTCCTGATCTGGGATCGAACACGTCGTGTGCGAAGGTGGGGAACTGATCTTCACGCTGGCCTTCGAGTGAATACCTGTGTTTCACCCAGGTTTCTGCATCGTTTCCCTGCTGTTTTGCGTTCGTGTGGTGGATGTCGGATTCTTCCACCTGGGTGGCTTCCTCGAAGTTCAGGTTTTTCTGCACCATCCACTGATCACCGTTCTCGGTATTGCTGGCAGAAACGGCAAGCGGTGGGGAATGGCCGGAATACCCGGCTTCCCCCGGTACCTACCCATTGGGGATGGCCCTACAACGTTCAGGGTGGGGGCCTGAACCCCCAGCGGGCCGTGAACCAGGCCGATCCAACACTGTCGAACCTGGCCGTTTGCTGGGTGTTTCACGTCACTGTTCCGTCGCATCAGCCGACAGCCGTGGGATGGGATCAGTTCAGCCGAGTGTGAACCACCCCCGTTCACCGGATTTTGGAAGGGTAACATACTGTTTCTGCATCGATACGCTGTGTGATTGGCTGGCATATATCTTGAACGATCATCACGCTGGTTTATTCATCTGGATCTGCTTCATCGCCCCACACGTCCCATCCGCACCTGGATTCCCTGCTGAACAGTTCCAGGCGGGGGGGGGCATTGGATAGTTCTTCAGCCAGCCGATAAGATTTCGCGGGTTTTGCACTGTGTTCAGTCCGTTCTGCCAGGATGTAGTTCGGAACGTCGTTACGATCCGTGGCTTTGTTCCCTTTCGTGCAGAACAGCATATGTTCAGTGCAGTTCCGAAGGTAGTGGCCCATCCCGATGC